AGCATCCAAGGAGTAGCTATGACGTTCTTCGTATGTGTATTTGCGATACAGTTGCATGTAGTCTAGGTGTACACGACCAATCAAGTCAAATGTAAGTTGTTCTGCACCAAAGCGTTCGAACATACGTTGCTTGGGCATTTGTCCCCACAAGCATAGTCTACGTGTGTCATCTTTACTTAATACACGAGTAATACGCATAGTGGTATAGGGAATATCAAAACCTTCTGAGTTCCAACCTGATAAAATATCTGCATCTTCGATCAAGTCTAAGAACGTGTTAAGCATATCTTCTTCACGTTCAAATAAGAAACAGTTGTCAAACTTTTTACAAATCTCTTCGGCGGTTTCCCAACTATAACTCTTAGGCGGCACAACTAACGTGACCATCTTGTCCATCCAGTCTAAGTAGACAGAGATACTAGTAATAGGATTAAAGGGATCTTCGGGTTTACTGTAGCCTCGTTCTGGGTCGAAATCGACCTCAATATCGAAAAAGGCTGTTTGTAGTTTTGGCGACATAGCACCTAGATAATGTTCTTCTAAGCAACGGAAAATAGGATTAATATCCGACTCCCATAGGCGCTTGCCTGAGTTTACTCGTTGTTCTTTATGGAACTCTTTACCGTTACGTGTACTAAAGCGTGACACGGGTGTGTCGTAGATAGTGCGGAACTTGCCGCGGGGATCATCATAGTAAAATACATAGTTAGCGGGATATTCTTTGTATACCCGTTCGCCATCAACTCGTTCTACTACGTGAATTCTGTCTTTGTCTCTATCAAAGAGAGCGTCAATGTAACTCATATTTCTCCAAATGCCACTTTTAGCTGGCACAACTCTGCTTGTTCTTTAAGTGAACGACTCTTAATAATATTTACTCCTAGTAGTATAGCAGTTAAATATTCGTATGTCAAACTATTCAAGAATTGTTTCCTTTGGTGCTAGTATCACTTATGGTTCTGAACTTCCTGATCAATCTTACACATGGTCTAGTATTATAGCACAAAAACTAGGCTTAGACTACCTGTGTTTAGCCAAAGAGAATGCCGCAAACTCTGGTATCGCTCGAGCTATTATTAGCAATATGGATCATTATCAAAATGATTTAATCTTAGCTATGTGGACTAGTAGTACACGCTATGAATTTAGAGTTGACAATCATTGGGAAAATGTAAGTCCGTGGTCAGAGCAAACTGGATTTACAAGAGATTGGTATAGAGGGCCAGGTGGCTTAGAATATACTGAAGTTGTAACTACAATGAAAGAAATAGTATTAGCTAGTCAGTTCCTTGACCGTATGCAACTTCCTTATACTTTTGTACTGGATAACGATGAGCTAAGGACTAGCCATACGTGGGGATCGCCCGATGAATATATACAATCGCTCAAGGCATTAATGCCCTGGGATCATATAGTGTGGTTTGATGGAACTGGCTTTCTCGAATGGTGCCGATTGAAAAACTACAGCTTTGTAAATACACATCCGGGCACAGAAGCACATCAACGTGCCGCGGAGTATATTTTGTCTAGCGGGCTAGCCACATCTTAACAAGAGCAACAATATCGATTGTGCTTAGTAACAAATAGTTTGCTACCATGCCAAACGATCCTCTAGTCCAAGCCGCCCAACAGTAAATACAGCACCCTGTAATCCAAAACGGATACATAAGATGCAATGGTGGATTTGGCACAGTTAGCATCATGCCAATACTACAGCCGATACTTAACATCCAAGCAAACACTTCCAAACAAAAACGTAATGGCCATTCACGAAAATCTCTACGTGCCCATTGAAATGTATCAATGAAAGTGTTTGTGATCTGATCCATTAAAGTGTTTTGCCTACAGTTTCGAGAATAGTGTTAAGCTCGTCGTGATCTTGATTAGTTTCGCCTAGCTTAGACTTTTGTGCAATCTTAATAGCTTTCTTAAGGATAGCCGGTTTGATTTCCATTTCTTCAGCAATGGCTTTTACTGTATCATTAAGGCCTGCGTTAAGGTCCTCGATTTCTTGTAGCACAGCCATACCTTCGTTGATAATCTGGGTGAGCTTGGCTTTTTGTTCATTGCTAAACATACGATCTGACATTTAAATCTCCTAGTTGAATATTTGTTTATTGTATACTACTTACTCTGATAATGCAAGAGGCTTTTGGTTAAATGTGGCATACAAACTATATCTGTTGTCCATAGTTGGTACAAGTGTACCGTGTGGGTAACGTTTTGAGCATTCGGTTATATAACCACTATTTGGTATAAATGGAATAGTAGTTCTTCCTGCGGGGGTATACCAAGTTGTACCTATATTGCCGTATACATAGGTTTGAATATGTACAGTTGCTTGTTGATCGTCTTCATGAAACGGAATCATAAAGCCTGCGGTATCTTGCCACACACGTACTTGATTAAACGATAACTCTAGGTTGGTTATTTTGCTTATTTGATCCGATACCTTGCGAAATGCATCAGTTAGTTCTTCTAATATGCCATCGTTTTGCCAGACTAGTTCGTATCTGTTGTCTATGCCTGCTGTGTATTTTTCTATAGGAATAGATCGAATCGCCGACTCAATATAGGCAAAGTCCGCGTTGTCAAATACTTGCCCAACAGTCCATAAACCTTCGGATAATGGAGTTACTTGTTGAATGTCAAAGTTTAATGTTTTCATTTGAATTAGTGCTCACTTTAGGACATCATTCCGGGGCACGACTCCCATAATGTCCAGCCCAGCAGCCGGGCATACACTAGTAACGCATAACGTCCTAAGGTAGTGTATTCTTTCTAAACTTGGGCCATAAACTTTCAAATGTTAACGTTGAGTTGGGCCAATATTTTTCTTCTTGATATGCATGCCATTCGTATAACTTTTCTATGTCAGCATGGTCATTGTTACTAGTATTTAAACGATCTGCAATATTCAGTAAAAGTTCTGTTTGGTCATGTTGATGTGTACGCTTGGTATATTCGGTTGCTAATATAGCCTGCTCTGCGGCTTGGCGCATTAGGTCTGTAGGCAAACTAAACACACTCAGTTCGTGTGGGTATTGTAGTTCATTTAGACGTAGTGTTGGCAATGCATAAAGATCAAAGTGTCTGTATAAGTCTACTAGATCTAAACAGTTATACACTGAGTATTGTCCTGTAATACCAACACGATGCCCTGGACGATCGGCGATAGCATCTTGTAGCATACGTAGGTTTAATATCATAGTTGACCAACTGGCACCTCGACGTACATACTCAAAACGCAAGTCTACAGTTTCAAAACTGATGTCCCACATAACATTCTGCATGTCTAACAATCTTTTAAATATCTTATTGTTGGCTAGTGGCACACTCAGATTAGTAATAATGTTTACGTGAACATCATTGCTGACAATATCTAATAGTTGTATATTTTCTTTTTGTAGCAATGGCTCACCACCTAACAATGCTATATTCTTAATAGTTGCTTGATTATCAGTAACGTGTTTAATAATATTAGATAAGTTATTGCCAAAGTCTGTACGCTCAGCAGGTTCTTTACGTAGTTGTGCCCACTGACTGCTAAACATACTGTCACAGTATACACAGCTTAGGTTGCAGGTGTTTGACCAACGTATATCTAAGTTTTGTAAATGAGAGTCTGTAATATCATCGATAGGAATGATTTTATTATTGGCAATATCAGTGTACCAGTTACGCTCTGCTACCAGATTATTTTTACACAAGCGACAGTTGGTATGATATTCGTTGTTAACCAGTTTGGATTTTATGTCAAGTAATAGATCGGTATCAAACGAGTTGTCTTTTAAGTTGCCAAGAGAATCTGTGCCTGCACAGCAAGTCTTGTAGTTACCACGTGTATCGATGTGTATGTTAGTCCAGGGAGCATAGCAAAAGTTATTGCCTATGTCCGGACTGAGTTTGAACGTCATTAAGTATTTAAGAAGGTATCCGCTAACCGTTTACATAATTCACGTAGTTTTGGATTGTTGGTTTCTTCAACACCATCTTCTTTTTGGCTAGGATCTTTGTAACCACAATAGACATTTTCTAAACCAATATCGTATCCGGCTATCAAGTCTGTACAGCTTTCTCCATGACGTTCATCCATTGGACGATTACACGGACTTAGTGTAGTAACAATCATGCTATTGGGACCAACTACTTCACAAGCATTAAGTGCCGCACGTTCTGCATGTATATGTAGTCCTTCTGAGTCTACGTGATTAACTCCGTATACTTCTTCGCCGTTGGGTAGTATAACACAAGCCGCTACCATGCCCCAATGATCGGGATCAGTGGCTTGGCCGTTGAGAACTAACTCGCAACAACGTGCAAGTATGAGATCTAAGTCTTCTTGAGATTTAAGCTGGTGAGAAAGGATTTCGTTTATAATCACTGTCGTCACCTACTGGCTGTTCCGGAAACACTGGATATTGGTTCATTTTAAACCAAAGTGTTCAGGATTTTGTTTAGCAAAGTCGCGCATAACAATACCTGCGCTGGAGTTTGCTTCATTTTCTTGATCTGTGCCTGTTTCGCCTGCACCAGGAGGTAAGTTATCTTCAATATCTTGTTTGTGATGTGTCAACTCGTGTGCTAGTGTGCGTAATACATCAACAGGATGACGTCCGCCAGTTACTAAATAGATTGTTTTTTCCTCTGGAACATATTGTCCAAATGTAGTATCTCTTGGTTGATCCAATAATACAATTTTAGGAAGGCGAATGTCTAACTGTTCAGCTACCCATGGAGCAAACTTGTGTACAAAGTTTTGAGCTGAAGATTCATTTATGCTTTCGTTTGGAACACAGTTATTAACACGAACGCCACCTTTAATCTTAGTGCCTTCTTTGTGCTTGCCCTTCC